TAAGTTTGGTGGAAGATTCAAGTATAGTAAGATTCTCCAACTGATTGATAGAGTTGATAGTGCAATCACTTCTAACATCACAAAAGTGAAGATTAGAAGAGATATGAAGGTAATGAAGAATCAGTTTGCACAATATGAGTTATGTTTTGGTAATAAGTTCTATGTAAAACCAAATGGTGGCAATATAAAATCAACTGGATTCAAAATCGCAGGAGAATCATCAGTTGTATACTTGACAGATGCACCTAATGTAGGCGCTGGAGCAAATACCATATCTAATGCAGCTGAAGCATCTCAGGTCTTCCTTAATAGACCAACATCCCTTAGTATCAAAACTGGCATTCTTTCATTAATTAAGATTGATGCTAACAACAATAGAGTTGTTGTTGCTAAGGATGCAGGAACAGTTGATTATGAGAAAGGAGAGGTTATTTTAAATACTGTTAACATTACAGAAACTTCTTCACCCAATGATGTTATAGAGATTGAAGCATACCCAGAATCTAATGATGTTGTTGGATTAAAGGATCTCTATTTAAGTTTCAATGTTTCAAATAGTACAATAAATATGGTAAAAGATGTCATCGCATCTGGTGAAGATATTTCTGGCGTTACCTTTACACGAGATTACTATACTTCAAGCTATCCCAACGGAACTTTAAAGAGGAAATAAAATATGTCGCATTTTGAGAAGAGAGTGGAACTCAATAAGATTATTGAGAGCCAACTTCCCGAATTTTTAGTTGCAGATTTTCCAAAGGCTGTTGAGTTTTTTCGACAGTATTATATCTCTCAAGAATATCAAGGTGCAGATTCTGACCTGATCAATAACCTTGATCGTTATATCAAGTTAGATAATCTTGTTCCAGAAGTTGTTGTTGGAAAAACAACTCTCTCTTCTAGTGTTTCCTCTACAGATACTTCAATCACAGTATCGTCTACAAAAGGATTTCCTCCAGAATACGGTCTGTTAAAGATTGGTGATGAAATTATCACCTATACTGCAAAAACTGACACTACATTCACTGGATGTGTTCGTGGATTTAGTGGAATCACTGGTTATGGTGTTGGCATTAGTAGTGACTTTTCGAATGTCAATAGGCAAAATGTAATATTCTCAACTTCATCGGCAGAATCTCATTCTCAAAATGCAGAAGTTGTTAACCTGAGTGTTCTCTTCTTACAAGAGTTTTATAAAAAACTTAAGAGAACTTTTACTCCTGGATTAGAAGACCTCGATTTCGTTTCCGATTTGAATGTTGGAAACTTTATCAAGCACGCTAGAAACTTCTACCAATCAAAAGGTATTGAAGAGTCTGTAAAGATTCTGTTCAAAGTACTTTATGGTGTAGATGCTAAAGTATTAGATCTTGAGAAAAGATTGATTAAACCATCTTCTGCCGATTACATCAGAAGAGAAGTTGTTGTAGTAGAAAATATCTCTGGCAATCCATTTGCTCTTGAGGGGCAAACCATTTTCAGATCTAATGATTTGAATACAAATGCATCTGTTTCTGATGTTGAGATATTCACAAGGCAAAATAGAACATATTATAAACTTGGTCTATTTGTTGGATACAACGATAGAGATTTGATTGAGGGTGTTTTTGATGTTCCTGGAAACTCAAAAGCACTTGAAACGGTATCTATCGGATCTTCAATCATTTCTGTTGATTCGACCATTGGATTTGGACAAACAGGAACTCTTGTTTCTGGAACAAATACAATCAACTATACTTCAAAGAGTGTTAACCAGTTCTTTGGGTGTAGTGGAGTAACTAGCAATATTGCTACTGGCGATAATATTAGAGCAAATGAAACTGTTTTTGGATACGAAAATGGAGACCTTTCGAAGAGAGTAGATCTTCGTATCACAGGTGTTCTTTCGGATTTTGTTCCCCTTGAGGATCTTGCACTCATTGAAGAGGGTGAAGAGATCACCGTCCGTAATATTGGAGAATCTATTCAGAATCCATTTGAAAATAAAACTTATAAGCAAGTATTTGCTAACTCTTGGATTTACAATACCAGTGCAAGATATAATGTTGGATCTATTTCTGGATCCACATTTACTTTATTAACTGACATTGATAAGTCAAGTTTGAAAGAAGGTGATGCTGTTGAAGTATTAGTTAGAAATACTGAGATTGTTTCTGCAGCAAACGCAACCGTTACTTCTATCAATCAAACTACAAGACAAGTTATCTTAAGTGGTTTAAGTGGATTTACTCCAGCAGTATTGGTTCAGTATGATATTCGCAGAAAACTGAAGAAGGTTACAAGTTCAAAAACACAACTTCTTCTTGGAAACAACAATTATATTGCAAATACACTGAACGTTTATAGCACTGATGATAGCAAGTATGGATATGTAGCATCACATTCTCTTCCTGGATATGACATTAATGATGAGATTGTTGAATCGACTCTTCTAAATGGATATGATACTAATCTTGGTGGGTATGATTCCGTTTTAAAAACGTATTCTACTATTAAGTTCTCATCTAATGTTAGATTTATTGATGGAGATGAGATTGTATATACCTCTAATAATCAACTGTCTGGATTAGTTTCTGGCGAAAGTTACTATGTAACAGTTATAGCACCAAATGAGATAAGGTTATATACTTCCAAAGCACTTCTTTCTAGCGCAGATTCAGTTAGATTTGGTCCAAACACGACTCCAGATGTACATAGATTTACACTTAAATCTCAAAAGAATAGAATCTTAGCACCAAATAGTATTCTTAGAAAGTTTCCACTTTCGCAAAACCTCTCTGGATCAAAAAATCCAAAGAGGAGTGTTGAAAACGTTGGTATCTTGGTTGATGGTGTAGAGATTTCTAGTCCACAATCTAGAAGTAAAATCTACTATGGTCCATTAGAAGAGTTTGAAGTTCTTAATGGTGGAAAGGATTATGATATTATAAATCCACCCCAGATTGTTATCTCATCTGGTGCTGGAGTTACTGCCTTAGTTGAACCAATCATCACAGGAACTGTAAAAGAAGTTTTTGTTGATCCACAAGACTTTGACGTTAAAGAAGTATTTTCACTCTCCTTGATTGGTGGAAATGGATCTGGTTGTTCTCTGCAACCAATTGTTGGAGAAAGATATAGAGAAATTGATTTTGACAGTCGTGCATTATCTGTTGGTGGTGGTGTTGATATCACCGATGAAACAATCACATTTTTAAAGGATCACCATTTAACGACTGGACAGCACATCATTTACAACAGAAATGGAAATAGTCCAATATCAATCGGTGTTGCTGGAGATGTTACAAATACAATCACAGGAACACTTTCTAGTGGAGATGAGTATGTTGTAGGATATGTTAACAACAGAACTATCAAACTGTATAACAGCGATAGTGATGCACTTTCTGGCATAAACACAGTCGGATTCTCCACAGCATCATTCTCAAGTGGTATCCATAAGTTCAGAACATTATCAACAAAAACTCTACAGAAGATTAAAGTTCTCTCTTCTGGATCTGGATATGAGTACAGAAAACTAAGAGTTCCTTCTTCTGGCATATCCACAGAGTACAATACGTTTACATTCAAAAACCATGGTTTTTCTAGTGGCGATATTGTAACATATTCATCAACTGGAACACCAGTTTCTGGATTATCAACTTCAAATAGATATTCAATCTCTACAATAAACTCGGATACATTCAGAGTTATAAACGTTGGAGTTGCAGGAACATTCACAGATGATTTAACTAAATCAAAATATGTTGATGTTCAATCAACAGGGGCTGGATATCAAATTTTCCAGTACCCAGAAATTGAAATAGTTGCCAACGTATCATTTGCGGCAACTACTGGGGGACAGTTCACATTTACTCCAGTCGTAACTGGTGAAATCACTGGCACCTATCTCTACGAACAGGGAACAGGATATGGATCCGAAGTTCTCAACTTGCACAAAAAACCAGTCGTCACTCTGAAGAATGGTAAAAATGCACAGTTAAATCCAATCATTTCTAATGGAAGAATTGTAGACGTTCAGGTATTAGGTAAAGGATCCGAATATTATTCTCTACCAAAGATTGTTGCAGATAATGGCGGCAGCGGTGCAATCTTAAGACCTGTCATAGTTAATGGAAAACTTGATGACGTTATTGTAATCAATTCTGGTATTGGATACAGTGCTTCATCAACGACTCTCTATGTTGAACCTCGTGGATCTAATGCAATATTTGATCTGAGAGTTAGGGACCTCACTGTTAATGATGCTCAAAGATTTGGTGAGTATTCAAAGACAAGAACACCTAAGATATTCTCAAGTATTTCTCAAAATGAGACTGATGATTATGTAGTTTACGGAATGTATGGATATTCCGAAGACCTGGCAGTCAACTTTAATGATGATGGATCGCAGCATTCACCAATCATTGGATGGGCATATGATGGAAATCCAATATATGGTCCATATGGATATGCCGATCCTGATGTTATTCAATCTGGCATTAGAATCATCAATCCTGGATATACTCTAAGTTCATCCAATATTGTTGATAGACCATCATCATTCCAAGCAGGATTCTTCATTGAAGACTATAAGTACACTAATGGTGGAGATCTTGATGATCACAACGGAAGATTCTGTAAGACTCCAGAGTTTCCAAATGGGGTTTATGCATATTTTGCAGGTGTTACTACCAGCATAACATCCAATAAGTTGGAACCTTTATATCCATACTTTGTTGGAGAGACCTTTAGATCAAACTTAATTGAAGAAAACTATACATTAGATCAAACTTTTGACTTTAATAACTCAGATCTTGTTAGAAACACTTATCCATACAAGGTAAATGATGCAAATGCAAACTATGATTTCTTTGTTGAACCATATGAAGTTTCTGAGCAAACTACAGTCATAGAATCTGTTACTAGAGGTGAAGTTGATGATATCCAAGTAGTTGATGGTGGAACAGGATATAGAATTGGTGAGGCAATAAACTTCAATCAATCTGAGACTAGTGGGACTGGACTTAGAGCAGAAGTATCTGAGTTGATTGGTAAAGATATACTTTCAATCCAAACATCACTCGACAGATATGAAAATTCTGTTATGGTTTGGGATGACAATACACAGGTATCTGCTTACTATAGATCTGGTTTTGATCTCAATAATAATGATGCTGTTCTGGTTAGCGGATTATCAACTTCGGTCATAAATCTTTCTGGTTCAAGAAGAATTGGTTTTACTACCGAAAAGGTCAGCCTTGCTGGCACGATGACATCTTATTCTTCTACTCCTGGTGGTATCTTTGAAGATATCTTTGTTTCTTCTATTCCAAATGTTGCCATTGGTGGCAGCATCTTCATTGATTCTAATCTTGGCGCAAATGAGGTTGTAAGGGTTCTGAATAACTATCAGAATGGTGTTCTAAGGGTCAAGAGATATGGCACCGCTGGTGCCGCTCATACGTATGGAAGCACTGCTTATTTGTTGAGTGATAGAGTTAGAATCCCAGCAAGAACTGAAAAGTTTGAATCGAAGCGTGATGATCTAGTTTATTTCAATGCTAAAGATTCTGTTGGTATTGGAACAACTCTTGGTGGAGCAGTATCCAAAACATTTACTGTAGGTAATGTAACTAATACTGTTTCTATACCTCATAGAAGCATATATCTGCCAAATCACCCATTCAAGACTGGACAAAGAGTAACCTTCACAAAATCCGATCTTGCTGGGGTTGATTCTCTTATTGTTGGAAATGATGAGACAAATTCAAATACATTCTTCATCCCAGATAGTTTTGCATTAACTTCGGATGTTTATGTTATCAACAAAGGAAGAAACCACATTGGATTAACAACACAGGTTGGTCTCACAACAAATAGTGAGGGTCTGTTCTTCTATAGTGATGGTTCTGATAACTCAGAATACTTAATCAAGTCTAATCATACTCAGATTACTGGAAATGTTGATAGAATCATAACAACGGTTGGTACAGCAGCATCACACGGATTGCAAAATGGAGATACGATCAAACTTACAGTAAAACCAAATACTGTTGTTGGTCTCGGAACAACTGCAGCATTATCACTTTCATTCCAAACTGATGAGAAGAAACTTCTGGTTAATGCTGTTGGTGTAAACTCAACACAGATTGATCTTTTAACTAATACAATCACTCTTGCAGATCATGGATACAAGACTGGTGATAAGGTTTATTATACAAGTACAGAGGTTGCTTCTGGTCTGACCACGGGTTCATACTATGTTGTTAGAGATAGTAGCAGCACGTTTAGACTTGCCGAAACTGCATATGAATCAAATCCAAATACTGAAAACACAGTAAACATTGTTGGAACTGGAGATACATCTCATACTTTTGCTCTGATTAATCCAAAGATCGATGTTGTTAGAAACTCTGATCTTAAGTTTAATCTTGGCGATTCTTCTTTACGTGGTTATGAGTTTAAGATCTTCTACGATAAGGAGATGAAGAATGAGTTTATAAGTGCTAAAGATGGTCAAGACTTTAACTTCGTTGGTGTTGGTACTGTAGGATTTGGAACTGCATATGCGGTGATAAACTATAGTGATAATATTCCATCAAATCTGTATTATGGATTAGAAAAATCTGGATATATTAGCACATCTGA